AGACGCTTCCTTGCCATTGATAGTACCTTCACCAAAAACAAGGTATTGTAATGGTTTGTTTTTAAACTGATTTCGGATACCGACAAGCGAGTTATTCATATCAATCCACCCCGTCTGTAAGTCAAAGTCAGTCACACCATTCAATGATGATAGCTTACCGCCCTTGATGATGTTCGCTGTCAGCCCATCTGATACGATATTCTTTGCAGATACATTGATAAGCTGTGCTTTGCTCGCGTCGATCTCGCTGATATGAGCTGTCCCTATCTGCGCTTCACCAATCATTGACTTCTTAATGACACCATCTTTGATGATGGTTTTTTCACCAACCGAAAGCAAGCCTTCGTTGATTCGGACTGACCCGTCGGGGTTCAAGTTTAATTGCCCCAGCACGTCGCCCGCACTGTTGAGGTTCTTAACTGACCACGACCCCGCGAGTTGTGTGACTTGTGTCCGTGTAGCTTCTGCCGTTTCTTTAGCTTGTCTGGCCTGCTCTGCGACTTGGATCGCTTTCGCTTGTGCGTCCTCCGCTTTCTCTCTCGCGTAGCTTGATCTAGCTGAAGCCTGATCTGCTCTGTCTTGAGCACCAATAGCAAGTTGCCTTGCTTCACCTACCTTGTCAGACACTTCGCCGATCTTTGTCGTTAACTGTGAGCCGAGGGCTTTCGTTTCAGCGAAAGCGTCATCAAATTGACTTGGTTTGTATGGTCCTGTGTTCGAACCTCGAACCAAAATAGGTTCCTTAAATTCTACCCAGCCATTTTTAGCCATATAGATATAAAACGGATAGTTCTTATCCTCACCAAAAATGAAATCTTCTTGCATGGTAAAGGTTTTTTGGAACTCTTGCCACTCATCAAGCGATGGTCTATTCTCACCAATATTAGCCCATGTGAGGGTTTTATTTAGTCCATGGTTTTTGATATTAAAAGCAAATGGTACATCTGGGTACTCTCTAATACGGTACTTAAATCCTAGCGTGTAAGTCTCACCACGATAAATTTTTTTAATATAGATAGGTAAGGAGAAACCAGACCAGTTATAGCTTGTCAAGCCCTGCGCTTTTATCGTAAAAATACCATCACTAACAGATACGCTTGCATTCGGATTGTTATTCCCGACAAGCGTATTCGTTGACATCGACATGGAGTTAACAATTAGGTTGTTATCATCTGTGACATACTTCCCGACTTCCGTCTGAAAGATCTCGCTTGACATAACCAACCGTGAGAGCTGGTCTGGTGCGCCTGTTTCAGACGTACCAAGGATTCGCTCGTAGAGTTTGTTCGATTCAGTCAGCTTGTTAAATTCAAGCGTTTGTGTTGCGATCTGTTTGGATAGATTTAGAAGATCGCGACCTTGATCGTTTTGGACCCGATCAATGCTTTCAAGTTCGCCTTTATCCACGAATTGCGTTAACAATTTTGACCTAATCTTACCATAGACTATGTCACCGTCAACGTTCCTGACCTCTTCCGTAACTTTGTTTTGTAAGTCCGGGCTTGATAAGATTTGTTGTTTGATCTGATCAGATAGCTTGCTAGTGTCTGGAAGCGTTCCGGCTTTCTTTAGGGCTTCTTCTGCCTTCGCGTTAGCTTGCGCGATTGCTTGGGTTGTTGAGGTTTGGGCGTCATTGACGATTTTTTCAATTTTTGACGTGTCAACTTTGAGGATCTTTGGAAGCCATTCCGTACCTGACCAATAATAGAGCTCTGTTTCTTCGCCAACGGTCAAGTATAAGAGATCTCCTTCGTGAAGCGTTCCTCGTGGCTCGTCCTTTGGCTTGGTGGCCCCGTAATAGTTGGTATTCTTACCGTTTGCGGAGACAAGCGCCCGTGTAGCTACCTCAAGAGCTCCTTCAGCGTACTCTTTAGACTCTGACACGCTTCGCATGATCGAGCCTTCCGACGTGATCGCTTTCTGTACGGTTCCTATATCGTTACACGTCACTTTGTGAGACAAGAGCCGGCCCGTGACGTCGTAAGAGCTCTCGTAAGACACAATACGAATCTTCTCGCGAAAACCGATCGTCTCATTAATCGCCATGATATAGTCACCAGCGCGGGGCCGTGTGTACTTATACCCGGCCTGCGTGAGATCTTCCATGTCAAGCTGGACAGAGATCGAATACGATTCGTCGACTTCTTTCTTTAGCCGTTCTAAGAGCTTACCAGTCTCTTTATAGCGTTCGTCGCTTACCGGTTCGCCCTCGATACGGCCATAGATCCGAGCGAGTGGGCTCTCATATTCGGACGTATATCGGCCCGCGTCGTGGTTGTTTTCGTCTTTCCACGCCCCCAGACCTTTTTTGTACGTTATAAAGTTGCCGATATTTTTCTCGATCGTGAGCTCGTTCATGTTGAAATTTTTTCGGACAACTGTCGAAAGATCCGTACCGACTTTTTTCAAAATTCGAACGACCTTACCAGTTACCGAAAACTCAAGTCCCGCTGCTTTAATGATCTCTTTGAACATTTTGAGCCGGCTCGCGTTCCCGAAGTTCTCTTTCCGAATCGATCCCGCTTGCGCCTCAATAACATACCGATAACCACTATCTTTAAAGATCGCCTCGATATAAACTTCAAAACGATTTGAACCGTTAAACTCTTTATAACAGTTCGAGTGCTCGAAATCGTAGAAGAACTGGTGGACCGCGTCAAACGATAGCGAAATGTTTTTGCCTTCGTCTTTTGGCTTTGCGTAAATGATCTTATAGAGCTCGCCATCGAAAGTAAAGCTCCACCCGCGATCTAATCGCGAAAGAACTTGCTTATTAGATACAATCGTTCCCGAGATCGATCGCTCACCATTTACAGCGTTTTTTGTTTTTAATTCAACTTGGGCTCCGTATCCGTTACCCTTTTCGTCGTAAAAAGTAATCAATAGTCCACCTCCTCTCTAGCGATATAGCTCTTTAAAACCGAGGATCTTGACGGTCCCCTTGAAATTAGTAAACCAATTTACCGACCGGTTAGGCTTTGGCCGAATAACAAAATACTCGTAATTCGTCCGGTTGTTAACGTTTAGATCTTGCGTCGTTGGTCCTTGATAGATCGCCGTCTCAACTCCTTTTAAAAGGAGCTTTTGGCCAGATCTCAAAGGCGTTTCTGTGTGCTGGTAAGTAAACCGACGACCGTCGATCTCAAGGAAAAAACTAGTATTATCAGCGTTTGCGGTCAACTCCACAACGAAAGGAACCTCTAGTTGACTGAGTGGTGCTGTGCCGTTGTATGGGAAACTGTTTGCTGATAGCGCGAGATCCCGTGGGACTGTCTCGCCATACGGAAGCTCCGCTGTTACGAATGAAAACGAAACATTGTATTTGATCCCGGCTTCGGAATTGCCGATAAAATCAAACTCGATTTGACCATCGCCCACGACGTTATAGCGATATTTCCAGTTTGCGTGTGGCAACTTGGCAATATTGAGATCGCCCGTCGTTTGCCCCGGAGTCTGGAAATCGTAAATATTATTTACGTTTTGGTATAGCTTTGTAATATAAAAACTATCGTCACCCAAGACCCAGCGAGAAATTTCGTCTTTTTTATTTAAAAAATCCTCCATAGATCCCGCTGAAAGCCTAGCTGTGACTGAAATTTTCTTTTCGGTATAAGTCAAGCCGTCGAAAATATAACCATTGCGTCCCTTAACAGTACGCCTTGATAGTTCCACGGCCGGGGACGAATCTTCGACCGTGATATTGTAAAGACCAAGGCCAGAAAGTTTCTGACTTTGGCCGTCTTTCTCAATTAATAAGTCCATCGTTACCCCTTACGCGAAATAAGCGTCCAGCGCCTTTTCTCTCGCGTCTTTCTCTTTGATCGTAGTATAGATCTTGTCTCCCACGATCTCGTTATGTACTTCGAATTTTTGGTTCGAAAGTTGCGAATTTTTGACTTCATCGCTCAAGTCCTCAAGAGATGAACGAACACCCGAACTTGTCACGCTCGCGCTTGTGGTCAATACGCTGTTAGTCTGATAATCTTGATCTGTGATAGCTTGCGCGTACTGTTTCGACATTGCCTTAATATCACCGACCCAGTCTTTCATACCAATATAAAGACCTTCACCCGTGAATCCCCCGATCTTCTTCATGACTCGGGAAGGCGAGTGGATATCTAAAGCCGAACGCATGATCGCTGCAATATTTGAAGCAATACTAGAAGCGAGAGCATAGAGCGAACCAGCCATCGAAGCGAGTCCGTTATATAGACCCATGCCCGCGTTAAATCCGACCATTTGAAGCAATGCCGGTAGATAACTAAACGAAGCCGAAATCTGAGCACAAGCCGAACTAGCAAGAGATACCGCTTGCGTCATGCTTGATTGCATGGTACTAGTAAACGCGTGCATACCACTTTTAGCGCTGTTTGTCACGTTTTGGAACGTTGACTTAAACGCGCTTTCCAACTGCTTACCAGCCGAAGAGCTCACTTGCGAGATCTTATTGAGGCCAGCTTGGACTGCTTGGGCTGTCGCGTTCATCGCGCTTGTGACAGTCTTTTGCATATTTTGATAATTCGTCGTGATAGACTGTGACATTTTAGAGCTTGACTGCTCCGCCTGTTGGGCCATCTTATCAAAATCTGTCTGAGCACTAATAGCCATAGCATTTGTAGCGCTCGTCGCTCCCGTTTGCATTTGTTGGAAGTTTGCGACAACGTTCGCGCTCGCTTGTTGCGCATTAGTAGTTGCAGCCGTGTTGACTCCCGTCGTGCTCGCGTTCGCATTGTTCATCAATTGGTTTAACTCGTTACTTGCGTTCGCGTTTAACTGGCCGATATTAGTCGTTACGCCTGTATTCATCTGGCCAGTCTGTGCGAGTGCGTTTGCGTTCATCTGGTTAAATGACGCGTCCGCGTTTGCAGCAAGCTGTTGCATATTCATTGTTCCGTCAGTATTTAACTGGCCGAAGTTCGTCGAGGCGGTCTGTTGCAACTGAGTTGTACTGTCCATCGCATTTGTGGACATTTGAGACATATTAGCCGTAACGCCAAGACTCATGTTAGACGTTGACGCGATCGTGTTCGCGCTCATCTGATTGTATGACGTCGACACGTTGGTGCTAGCGGTTGAAGCGTCGGTACTTAACTGTGTCGTCGTTTCTGAGCTCTTCGTCTTGATATGTTCGGCGGTATTATTGATTGATTCTTCGGTTTTCTTACCGCCTTCGTCAGACTTACCAGTGATCCAGTCCCAGATACCACCGAAGAAATTCCCGATAGCGTCCGCGACGGCTT